CACCGCGTACGAGTTCGACGTCACGGAGGCCGTCGTTATCGGGTGGCTGCGAGCCTATGGTGTCGAGGAGGAGGAGCGCGCGCGGGGGCGGGTGCACGGAGGAGGTGCCGATTGCCGTCTCAAGGAGGCGACGGCGGTGGCACAGGCACGGTACCCCCGCGCAGGCGACTGGATATGCCTCTCGGAGGCGGCTGAGCAGCTGGGTTGCTCGACCTCCGCGCTCCACGGCCGGTTGCGACGCCTCCGAGAGAGGCGCGCGCCCACCCCCCGATACCTCATACACAAAAGAAAGGGCGTGATCGCCGCCCTAGACGTCGATATGCTCCGCTAGCGGAGCGCGACGAGCAACCAGATCAGAGAGGCCGACGCGGCCCCGACACCCGCCCACACGGCGGGGTGCCATCGGGAGTCGGCGTCGGCCTCTACGCGTACGCGCTCGGCGATCTCTAGGTTAGCATCCGCGCGCGCCACGCGCTCCGCACGCCGCGCCTCGTCGCGCTCGCCTGTGCGGCGGATCAGCGTGTCGAGATTGGCCTCGCACGAGGCGGCGTACTCACTTGGTATCGTCTGTGTGTGCGCGGGCGGAGCGGCGAAGAAAAAGGTCAATGTCCACGCGATCATAACCATCGCGCTCGATGCGCTTTGCCTGCTCATGTATGACCTCGTCGGGCGCCCGCGCTGGCGTGTGTGGTGGTGGGCTCGGCTCCGGGCGGGGCTCCGGGGCGGGCGTGGGCGTAGGCTTGGGGGCGGGCTCGGGGGCGGGGCGGCGAGCGAGTCGTAGTAGGACCACGAGGAGCGCCGCCCCGCCGAGCACCCGCGCACGACGGCCGACACGCGCGAGCTGGTCGGGGAAAGTAGCGGCGGCTAGGAGGGCCACCACGATGAGAGCCAGGATCACATCTCTCATGGTCGGGCCTCCGATCGCCTCTCAATCTCGGCTAGCCTGCGCTCGATTGAGCCCATGCGTTCCATGACTCGAATCAGGTCGCGGCTATCCAGAGCTAGCGACTCAACCCGGCGCTCGACCGCCCCGAGCCGCTGGTCCAGGATCTGGCTCTGGACGTAGCTCGTCCCGAGCGCCGCCACGAGCCCGACGACTAGGCCGACCACGATACCGCTGATTGTTTGCTGGACGTGGTCTCTCATTGCGTGTCTACCTCAATGCCGTCTCGCGACACTCGGAGGCGGCGGATCAGCCCCGCGCCCCCTAAAAGAGTAAATGCGACCAGGATGAGCCCCATCCCGTACGCGTCGGGGATCCGCTGTGCGCCCCACGCTGCGATCGTCGCAGCTAGGATTACCCACCCCGCGACCTCGGCCGTCGTGTCAACCCAGCTGCGAATCAGCGCTCTAGGCATGGCAAACCTCACATGAGGGCTCGGATCCATCGCATCCGCACCCGTCGTCATCGTCATCGTCGTCGAGGTCGAGGTCGTCGTCGTAGTCCGCGCCGTCCCAGCCGTACACCAGATCGGGGCGAAATGCGCCCCACACCGGCTCGCGTTCGCTGCGTCGGGGATCAGCTGCGGGGTAGGCCCACACACGCACGGCCCCGAGAGGCCCCGCGTTGCCCTCGATGGTGTACACAACGCCGCCCTCGACGTGCACCACGAGCCCGATGTGGCCTGCATATGGTGTGCTTTGCGAGGGGCGTACCCACGTGAGGATGTCACCGGCGCGCAGATCGGGGATCTGCACCACGGATTCCGGGTTTGCCGTCTTCGCCCGGTCGAACGAGCGCCGCGCGCCGAGTGTGTACGGTGCATCGGGGTATACCTCGCGGAGCACGGTGGAGGTGAACGCCGCGCACCACGCGCCTAGCGGGCGGTACTCAGCATAAAACCGCTCTACCCACGGGCCGCGGTTGTTCCCCCCGCGCTCCTGTGCGCGTGCGAGGATGTATGCGTAGGCGGCCGTGACGAGCGGATGTGCGCCCGGCCCCGGCACGAAGTAGCTCGCCCCGAGGGTTTTCGGGCCGAGCTTACCGTCAACGGTGAGCGGGCGCAGCGTACCGGGCTCGACGCCCGCGCGCTGGGCGAGGTCCGTGTTCTTGCGGAGGTTGTCGGGTAACTGTGCGTGTCGTAAGATTGGCATGTTTTGTCTCACACGAGCGGGTCATATTCCACTAGGCCACTAACCGAGAGGATGTCGGTTGCCTCGTTAGCCCACGAGCTGAGCGGGCCGCCGACTTGCTCGCGTTCAATGCGTCGCTGCGTGTCGTGGACACCGCCAGCTCGAACGACGGCGTCGATGACGGCTGCCACGCGGCTCTCTGCCATCGGGAACGCGTACACTTTATGGGTTTGCTGGCTGGTCGTCGGGCCGTACGTCGGCGCCTCGGATGCGTCGACGACCCGCTCTCCGAAGAGCAGGTTGATCTCGGATGAGAATTTACCTGCGTTTGCGATGGGGATTGCGATGCGCATCTGTCTCGTGATGATCATGGATAGCCTCGGGAGTTCAGTAGGCGGTTCGCCGCCGCGAGTGACGTCGCCGACGGCGCCGACGAGTTCCAGACGATTATCGCCCATATAATGCCTCCGAAAAATGCAGTGTTCGCGGTCGAGCCGGTACGGAACGACCCGACTGAGCTGAGATTGTGCACCGTCGGCGCGCCGGGGTGCGGAGTCGAGCCGGACACGCCACTCGGCTCGGAGATGATCGAGAAATCACCGGTCGGGTCGATCCGGATCGTATCCCGGCACGCGTACGGCCCGGAGCCCGGATCGTTGGTGTTCGCGCCCGTGGTCACGCTCGTACCGGCCGAGTTACGGAAAAGCAGCGAGCGGATCCGGGGGTTAGCAACCTGTCCGTGTCGTAGGAAATCGGCGGACCCGGTAGTGGTCCGGCCGAGCGAGAACACACAGCGCGTGCTCGTGAGCGCATCGTTCACCTGCGACGTGATGATGGTCGCGTGCTGTGTGATGGATACGGCGTCTGCGATGTAGTTTGCGTTCAGCCAGTCGTCCACGCCGTCGTATAGTAGTCCGCCCCCGGCCAGCTGTCTCGTCGGACGCCGAGAGGTCGGACCGGTCTGGACCGCCGTGCGGCTCGGGTCAGCCGAGTCAACCCAAATCGAAACCTGCCCGCCGATGGGGGATAGGCTCTGACCTAGGAACATGGTCGACGGATCTGCGAGGAGCACGGCCACGCAGCTCGTGTCAGCCGCGAGGATTTGGAGGTCTGTTAGGGGAGACGGCCCCGAGGAGCCGCCCCCCGCGTTTTGGTCTCGCGTGAAAACCCAACCGTAGCCGCGCCGGTATCCGAGTCTCATACAGGCCTCCACTGTGCGTCGACGCGCCGGATGTCGATCGTGGGCAGCTGCGTACCGAGGCCCAGCGGCTCGACGATCAGCGCCATGCGCAGCCGATGCGTCGGGGCCAGCCGTGCGCCCGCGTTCGTCGAGGTGCGCCCGTTAGCTACGGTCACGCTGGATGTCACAGGCGGATAGGTCGCGCCCCACCTCACCCAACCTGCTGGCGTGATGTCCAATGGCATGATGTTGAGCCATCCGCCGTTGTGCGGCCCTGCGCCCGGAAACGCCGCCGCGCTCCACGCATGCCGCTTGGCTTGGGAAAAACCGATGCTTCCGGTGTTAGCTGTGCCTAAACCGATGCTGGCCATGTTACCGGTAGTGAACCCCACACCCGCGGAGGGGAGTAGAGACGGCGAGGCGTCCGCGGCCGCGGCGTAGTAGTAGAGGGCCACCCCCACGTGACCCGCATGGTTGTTAGTACCCGTGGGCGCGTCGACCACGGTGCCGTCGACATACAACCAGTAAGGGGCCGCCCCGAGCGCCGCCGCATCGATCCAAAGCACGCCGCGCGCGGTCGGCCCGGAGCCCGCGCCCGCTGCGCGGATCGCGGTCAGGTCGAATCGGATCGCCCCGTTCACCACGCTCATCCCTGCGAGCATCTGCGCTTCCGTGACGTTGGTTGATAGCGCCGAGTCGTAGGTGAGCGAGGGCATCCCAGAGAGGTCGTTATCCCAGCCGAACGCATTGGCCGCGGGTGCGCCGCCGCCGCCGCTGCGCCCACGCCCCCAAGACCAAGCTTCTCGCGAGATATCCCCCGCGTCACGGCTCACAGGCGCACCCCGCCGAGCGTGACGTTGACACCCGTGGCGGAGTGTACGAATCGGGGGAAGACCGCCGCCGCGTACGGGCCGATCTCGATGCGGGCCCCGGCGGGGGCGATGTTAACGGGCTGCGTCCCGGCCGCGTCGAGGGAGAAGACGACGTCCTCCGTCTGGTCGCCGAACGCGACGAGCACGAACAGCTGGTTAGCGAACGCGGGGGAGGGGAGTGTGAGAGCGACGCCGTTTGCGGGGGTGCCGGTGGTCACCGTACCGAGCGAGATGGGGTATGACATACGCATCCTGTTAGGTTGTGCGGACGATGGATCGCCCGATGCGGACGGTTAGCGTCCCGGGTTGTGTAAGATCTCTATAGGTAAACGCGATCCGATCCACGCCCCCGGTATGGTAGTCGCGCACGAAACCGAACAACGCATTGTACTCATCGGCCGGGAACCAAACCCCGTCGATCCGCATCCAGACGGTCGCGCTGAACTGCTGGCTTGAACTCGCCGTTCGAGCTGCGATCAGCACGCGCGTGGAGTTAAGGAGCGGGATCCCGTCCGTGGCCAGGAAGGAGAACGTCGTGTCATTCGCGGCGGTGAATTCGAGCGTCGAGTACTCTCGGAACCGCCCCGAGGAGTCAATTACGAGATCGTTTGCGGTGGAGAAGCGGCCCATGTGAACTCCGTCAGGTTGCGATTAGAGTCAGCGCAAAGTTTCCCGTCGGCGTGTGCGGGGCGATCGCGCCGGTCGTCACGTTGATCGTGAACACATAGCAGGCCGCGCTACCGAGCTGTGGTAGCTGCGCATCCGGGACACATAGAAACGCCTCGTTACTAGCTAGCACGTTGTCGTATGCACCCCACGCGACGCGCGGGACCGTGTCGAACGCCGTTGAAAAGCTCACCGACACGCGGTTACCCGAGAACGAGACCTCGGAGAGGTTATATGCGCCGACGCCGCCGTCCACCGTGCCGAGCACGGGCCGGACCACGCCCGTGGCCTTCACGATGTTCGCGCGCGCAATGCTAGTGAGCTGCGCCGGGCCGTCGGGCGCCACGTTCAGGCCTTGCACGTTGAACGTGCCCGCCCGCACCCGCGAGGGGAGCACGCCGCCCTCAAACGTCACGGTCCGATGAACGGCGGTGGCCGCGTAGTTTGTGAACACGCCCGCCTGCGCGCGGTCGAAAAAGAACGAATCGGAGGCGCATTCGTCCGATAACACGAGCGGTGCGCTTGCGACGTCGAGCGCGTCCAGCTCATCGGCTCGGAGCCCAGCCGTGATTATAGGTGTATCCCCGGCGAATCGCATGTATCGGGTATCGCCCGAGGGGTTCTCCACGACGAGCGATGCATCCGTACCGCCCAGGCTGAGCCCGATGTCCGTCGCGTATGTGAAACTCGACACGTTTCGAAACGCCGAATTCACATACGCGAGCCACTGACCCGTGCGGTTCCCGAGCCAGTTAAAGAATTCGTGTGGGGGAAGCTCGACGATCCATCCAAGCGCCCGCTTAGCGACGGACGGCGTGATAATCGTGGCCGACGGGTCGGTTGCCCATGTGGGGATTTCGGGTGGCTTAGGCATGTGGTGGCTCGCGTGCTAGGGGGTAGTGATAAGGAACGTGAACGTGCCAGCATTGAATCCGAGCGCGCCCGGGAAACCGAAAAACCCGAATGGATTGGATCCGGCCCCGACCGCAGTCACGCCCACCACCGCCGGTTTGGCGAGCAGGATGAGGCGCCGAATCGCGTCGATCTGGTTTGCATCTAGGCCCGTGATCGGCTGTGTGATGGTCAACGTGAAATTCGCATCGCCGGGGCCGTCTGCGTAGAGCACCCCGCCCTGGTTGAGAATCGCGTTCACGATGTCGACGATTGTACGCGCCGAGCCGTCGGAGCGCAATGCACGCAGTTTTTGACCTATGAGCGTCCGAAACTCATCGTCCGTGCGCGTCCCGCGCGACTCCTCGACGATGCGCCCGAAGATATCAAGCGCCCAGTCGGAGACTCCGCCAGTAAACGCGAGGCTCGTCGCGAGGTCAAAAGCGTCGTCCTCCAGGCATTGAATCTGCCGGACGAGCGCGGCGATCACGGGGCCGATCACGGCGTCCGTGCGCACGGGCGTGACCACCTCGCTAGCATCGGCCACCCCCTCGTGGTCGGGCTGGTAGATCCATTCACCGTCGTAGGGCATTGGTTATCCTATGGAGGGGTGAGGGTTCCGAGCTGGGCGATCTGAGCCGCGCCGAGAACGATGTCTTGGCCTAGCACCGCGTTGAACACGGGGTTCACCGCGAGCAGCCCGGGAATCGAGGCCAACCGCGCGATCACCTGCAAGCGGCTCACACGCTCGCCCGGTCGTAGGCCGTCGAAGTAAGCCGTCGTGCGCGCGCGCGCGTCCGCGTTCACGCTCGCCTGGGTACGCGTACCCGAGTAGGTGAGAATCAGCGCCACGTCCACGTTGACCACGGCCGGGAACGCGAAATGCACGTCGATTTGCCCGCCGTTCACGTCGATCGCCGTGCCAGACTCAGCGAGCAGCTGCACGCCGATCCCGGCCGGTTTCGTGTCGTAGATCGCCTGCGCGACGCGGTCGAAGTCGGCCGGTACGAGCAGCGGCGGCCAGACCACCACGCCGATCCGGCGCGGTGCTAGGGTTATCCCCTCGATCGTCTGTGTGATGTCACTCGTGTTCTCCACCACGGCCACGCGGCGCAGGTCCGGCACGGAGGCCGCTACGCGCGCGCGGATCGCGCCGAGCGTCGACGACCCGGACCCGGCTAGTAGTGCCAGGCGCCGAGAGCGCGCCTCGTCGTCTGACTCCACGGGCAGGCCGCGAGCAGCTGAGACCGGGTTAGTCACCGCCACCACGCCCGCGGTGCTGGTCACGATCCGCGTGATCGTGTTCGGCGCAGCTGCGACGGAGCCCCGCACCTGCGCCCGTACCGTGATCGGGTCCGGGACGAACGCGTCGGCCACGCTGATCCACGTCGTCGGACGCAGGTCCGAGGATTGGAACACGGTGCCAGCCGGGATCCCCGCGCCGGTCGTGTTCGAGGCGTCCGTGGTGATGAGCTGGGCGGTCGAGAACGTCGCGTCGCGCCGGACGCCGCCGAGCAGAGCTAGATGGTTATCGAGGAACTGCCCCACGGCGTCGTTCGGATCCGCGAACGTGGCCAGGGAGGCGATCACGCCGCCGTCCAGCTCGCCCAGACGCGCAGCTAGCACGGCGCTCAGCGCGCCTAGCACGGAGTCGCGGCCGGGCCAATCCAGCGGCGCGCCGCCATTGAACTCGATCTCAAGCGCGGTGCGCAGCTCGGCGAGCCATTCGACGGAGCGCTTGGGCTGGTAGCCGTTTGGGGTTAGTGGCATTTGACTTGCTCCTCGGCTACTAGGCCATGGGTAGAACGACGACCCGGGAAAACGTCTCGACGAGCGCCCCGAACAGCACCGTGATCTCTAGTACGTTGCCATCCGCGCCCTCGGGGGCGTAGCGAGCGCGCGCGTTCACCGTCACCGCACCGGTCGACGCGTTGAACGATGTAGACACGCCTAGCGACCGGCACCCGGGCGTGTCCTCGATCTCGAAGACCACATAGTCCCTGATTTGGATCAGCGGCGGTGGTAGCGTATCCCCCCACGCGATGAACGGCAAACCGACGCCATCGTCCAGCGGCCATTCCCCGAGGTGCGTGCCGAGCCGGATGCGCAGCCGCTGCGCCGCGGAGTCTGCGCCCGCGATCAGGTCCAGCGGCCAGCGGCCTAGTCTAATGTCTCTCGGCATGGGGGTTACCTCGCCTTTACGGTGTCGGACGCCACGGAGGCCCCCCCGAGCATCGGAGTCAGTGTCGGGCTGGTCGGCGTGGTCGGCGCATTGGTGGGGTGCACGTGCGCGTTGAACACCCCCTCCATCGCTTGCAAGCGGCTCTCGACCCGGTCGGCGCGGGCGAGGAACTGAGTCGCGGAGAGCCCTCCGAACCGGAACTCACCGCCCTCGAAGACGATCGCGTCGTCCGGGGGCTCGGCCTCGGCCGCGTCGAACGATCGCAGCCCGGGCAGAAACACAGCGTCCGAGAGATCAAACCGCGTGAACCGCGCGGGCGTGGTCGGGCGCGTCTGCCCGTTGAGCCATTCGTCGATCGAGCGGTGGCACACGAGCAGGACGCCCGTGTCACCGGCGCGCGGGCGGAACCGAATGCCCACGCCCGCCCCGCCGAACATGGCGACCGGCACGTCGTATATGGGCGGCTCCTCGTCGTAGGCGACGCTCGGATCCGGCGCGTCGTCCTCGTCGTCGAACACCAAATACGGCGTCCGGACGTCTACGCGCACCGTAGCGCGCGGATGTTCGTATGCGATCACCGTGGCGGGGAGCGCGACGCGAACGCGTTGCATCGCCTGCGTGGCGGCGCTCGCAGCTACCTGATCGACGGTCTCTGTGGTCATGGTGCTAGCTCCTCCGGGCTTCGATCGTGGAGGTCATGGTACCATAATTCGAGCCCGCGTGCTGTACTCCTGTGCACGCCCACACGCCGCTACCCGGGCGCCCGGGCCCCGCGTCGACTTGGAAGCGGACACCCGGCGAGACGTCCGCGGCGAGGAGCACGTGAAACACGCATTTGGCTCCGCCGCGTGGGTTCGGCGCCTGGATGAGCGTACCGTTCTCGTAGGAAAATAACCGGCCGAGCACCCGCGTCGTACGCCGCTGGCCAACTAGTTGCAAGCGGCCGTTTTGGATTGACCAGCCCGCTTTTACGGAGGCGGCCAGCCCGTCGAGCACGTCACGAGCTGCACCGGAGAGGTGCAATCCGTTCTGGATGAGCGGGTCGTCGGCCTCGTCTAGGTATAGGTCCACGGGTAGGCCGATCTGCGCCGCGAGCTGTGTGATCGCCTCCGAGAGCCGCACCTTGCCTCGGATAGAGAGCGCAGCGCGTGCGCCCTGGTATTTGCGCAGGCCGTCCGCGAACTGGATCTTGAGCACGCGATCCGAGCCCGAGTACTCTAGGTTTACCCCGTCGCGTACGGCGTTGCCTGCGCCCAGGAGCATGGGCGTCGTCCCCTCGTATCCTGCGAATACGCGTAGAAGCGGCCGCCGCTTGCTCAGGGAGAGCGCAATTGACTGCGTTTCCGAGGGGTTATAGATAGAGATTTGCCCTTTGTTTGGCTCTTTGGTCGCCGTCCGGGAGACGGAGAAATCCACCCGGAACCCGGACGCGCCCCGGCCCTCAAAGGCGATGTCGTCCGCTACCACGGTAATATGTCGGCCGAACAGGTACGTCATGGGCTCGCCTCCACGTAGAGGAGTCGCACGGATCTACCGAGCGCCGCCTGCCCGTACGGCGGGGCCGTGGGGCCGTACACAAGGAACACCCCCCGAGGCCCACCCGTGCGAAACGTATAGTACGGCGATGAGCCGGGCGAGATCCGCCGATGCAGCGCGATCGGCTCCGGGGGCTCCGTGTCCGAGTAGAGTGACATGAACCAGGCGACCGCGAACTCGGACCATTCTAACCGCATCCGATAGCGCGTGCCGTCCAGCTCAACGCTCATCGTCTGGAACACCTCCTCGCCGTTCAGCTCGATCTCAACGGTGGCCATTACGGGATCTCCTGGGAAAACAGCGCCTCACCCGCGGGGGAGAACCCGCTACGCGCCGACTCAGCTGTCAGCTCGGCGGCGCGCTCGGCGCGGATATCGCGAGTTAGGGGCGTCGCGCTGGTCTCGAACTCTCCGAGGATGGCCGGGCGCGTGCGCACAACCGTTTGCTCGCCGTCGATCAGCCCGTTGACATAGCCGCCGATGCGCAGGCCGGGCATACCCAAAGCCTCCGAGGCCGCGTCTCCGAAGCGCGCAAGCCCGCTGATGATCTTGAACGAGGGCGGCGTCCCGGTGTCTCCCGTATCGACGGACGGAGTCAGGTCCGTTTTCGGCTTGCCACGAGGCCGTGGCGGTGGTAGGCGAACGCGCTCCTCGCGAGCGCGCCGGATTTGCTTGGCTTGGATCGTGAACACGAGGCGCGCGACGCTGTCCCATTCATAGCCATACGATTCGATCGCGATTTGCGAGAACACACCGCCGCGGTCCGAGATGTAGACCAGCTCGCTCGTCCGATAGCTTTCCAACCATTCGATCGCCTCTTCGAGGTACGTGCGCCCGTCCTCGACGACGTTGCTCGCCGGGATCTGCCACGGGCCCGGCGTCTCCGTCTGGCAGACGATGATCGTGAGCGAGCGGAACCGCCGCTGGATGTGGTCCGCGATCGGCGTGTCACCCGCGATCGGGTGCTCGGTTACGTCTTGCTTCTCATTGACTGCGACGGACATCTCGGAATGGAATGTGAGATCTGGGCGTAGGCCGCCCGGATCTCGGCGGTTGAACGAGACGAATGTCGCCATATCAAGGCTCCGATGGTTGCACGCTCGCGCTCGCATCGCGCAGCGCGGAGGTGAAATCGTTTGCCATGGTGGCGGCCATCTCGGGAGAGTAGGACATCCCGCCTTGCACCTCGATCGTAACCGAGCCCACATTAGTCGTGCCACCCACCGATGACATCCCGCCCGAGTCGCCCCCGGTCCGAGAGCCGTGGTAGGCGCTCATACGCGCGTTGTAGGCGGCCATGCGTGTGTTGTAGTCGGCGGCCGAGCCCCCGGCGTTCGGGCTCACGCCCGGACCGTATTGCATGGTGTTCCGGCTGCGAAGCGCATCGCCGCCCGTGAACCCGGCCGCCGCGCGCTGGCTCCGGTACTGGGCATCGCCCGGATTCTGACTGGGTAGCAGAGCGGCGGCCGCGGCCGCGCGCGCGGCCGCGCGCGTGGCCGACCGCTCATCTTTTGTCTGCATCCCGAGCATCGAGGCTACCGCGTCGTTCGCCTTTCTCACGCTAGCGTCGTCGGAGAAATCTATCCGACCAATCGTTTCCAGGTTATCCAGGAACGCGGAGGTCTCTTCGGAGAATGTGAACGCTCTGTTCATCATCTCGGAGAATTCGATCGTGACAGCAAGCACCTCTGTGAGCGCCGCCGCTAGGTCCGTCGTCGCCCGAACCGCCTTCAGAACGAGGATGATGAACGTGATCATCGAAGATTCCATCTGGCTCACCCCCTCGCTGTCCTGCCCGTCGGCCATGAAATTGAGGAATGACCTAGATGCGACGTTTAGGCGATCCATCTCATCCGCGAATCCCTGTATAGATGCCTTAAGCTCGATCATCGTTTTCTGGAGTCGCGGCGAGCGGTCGATGAGCCGCCCGATGACCGAGTCTCCGCCCTCCATATACGCGAACAGATCGAAGAGCACCGCGATGATTCCGCCCAAAACCAGACCTAGAACGACGCCGACGCCGCCTAGCATCTTGAAAAAGTACACGACGCTCGCACTACCTGCGAGAGCCAGGAAGCCGACCGCCATCTCAGCGACGAGAGGCACGACACCTTGTAGTAGAGTCATGGCCTTGTCCGCGGCCTGCGAGCCGCCCAGCTTCTCGAAAGCGGATTGTGCGTACGTGCCGATCTTCTTGAACTCATCGCCCATGAGCTGCGCCCAGGATTTCATCCATTTCGCAGATAGCGGCGACTTGCCTTTCACGAAATTGTTCTGAATGAAAGTCTGGATGCCCTTCGCAGCGTAACCAAAAGCGGGGGCGAGCGCGGCGCCCAGGCTGTTACCCAGGCCCTCGACCGTGAATTGCAGTTTGCGAAACTCTACCTGAGCGAGTTTCAGGTTTTTGGTCTCTTTCGGGCTTAGGATCAGGCCCAAATCCCCCGCCACCCTTTCGAGGTCTCTGAAAGAGGCCTCGCCGGTGGTGAGCGCTGGGATGAGTCGGCGCCCGAGATCGTCGCCGAACGTACGCACGGAGGCGGTGAGCGCCTGCGTGCGGTCTTTCATCACAGAGGCCCTTTCCATGAAAAGGCGAAGCAGCTCGGCGGGCTTTTTGTCTTTCAGCTCGTCTAGCGAGATGCCGACCCGCTTGAACTCTTTGAGAGAATCCGCCGAGCCTTCCAGCGCGGATTTCGCGCGGTCCGTGATCGTACCCATCGCATCCGCGAGGTCGTCCGTGGACCCGCCCAGCACCTTGAACACGGTGTTGAGCCGCTGGATCTCCTGGGCGCTCGTCGAGAAACCAACGGCCATGCGCTCGATCTGCTCGCCGAACGCAGCGCTGCGCCTGACTAGGACGCCCTGAGCGCCGAACCCGACAGCGAGCGCGGCGCCCACACCGGCGGCCGCCGCGAGCAACGCTCCCATCGACTGCGCCGCACGGGCAAACGCCGCCTCGACGTCGAACCCCGCTTTTTCTACTTTCTTGAACTCGGAGGCTGCTTTTGAGCCGCCGCTCGCGCCGAGCTTAAAATTCACCTCTTTCAGGGTTTGTTTTGACACGCGTTACCTCGTTTTAGACGCCTCGATTTGCGCATCCAGCTCGTCACATAAAACGAGAGCTTCTGTGATCTCGCGAAATGACCACGACTGCCGGATTACCGGAGCCGATACGCCTCGGCCCACCTGCTCGTGTAGGACAATACGCCAAATTGTCCAGTCGATCAGATAACCTTGCGGTGTTTTCGCGGCCCTCGCCGCGATCATCTTTTCCCGTGGTGAAAGCTTTATCGAGGCTTTCAACCACCGAAAGATAAAAAATCCAGGAACCCATTATATGCAATGACTTCCTTCAACACGCCCAGCAGCTCCGCATAGTTTCGCGTGTACGCCGCGTCGTACACGTTGTCATCTCGGAGCTTTTCCCCGTCGCGCGTCGTCTCGGCCAGGATCCGGCGGATGAGTTTCATGTCAAGCTCGCGGAGAGCCTGCTTTACACCGCGCCCGATCGCGCTGTTGTCCAGCCCCTCCGCCTGCTTGCCCATCATGTATGGGATTGCGATGGGGGCCAACGGCTCGGAGAGCAGCGCAGAGAGGTCTCGGACGATGGAATCGCCGCCTCGTGACGGCGTGATCGCCGTCGTGGTGTAGCGATGCTCGACGCCGCTGCGATCGACGAGATTGAACGTGGTTGTGTTCGTGATTTCCATGCGGGTTAGCTCCTAGGGTTCACGGTAGTAGCGCCTCGGGCGTGTTGAGCCCGCCGAGTGTCATGAGTCGCTTGCCAAACGGCAGCTCAAGACGGAACTCGCGAGTACCTGCAACACGGCCCTTAGACGGGCCCGGGCGATTCATGAAAATCGCCTGCGGGGAGCTGATTGTATCACCAGAAATGGTATCCACGTGTGAGTACGTGACGGTGAGCAGCGAACCGCGCTGAGCGCGTTGACCACGAAGCAGGGTGTCGAGGTAACCCACGCTCGGGCTGGTTTCCATGAGCGTGATGGTCACGCCCACGCGCTCGTCATTCAAACGCGAGTAGACGGGCGCGCGCCCGTCGCTGCTATTCGCAGACTCGTGCTCATCGGATAGCATCTCGTACTCGACCGCGCCCTCCTCGTCGAACGAGCCGATTCGCACAGAACCGATCGCGATCACGTTGGCAGTGAGGTCGTAGAGTTTTGCTGTTTGGAAACTCATATGGAACTCCTATCAGGGTGCGGTGACGACGGCCGAGCGGCTGAGGTCGACGTTAAAGATGAATCGGCGGACCTCTGTCGTGGTCTGCACGGCGGCGTTGACCCGGATAATCCCAGCTGCGATATCGGCGGCTGTGATAGGAGGAAGAGTCACGAGAATCTGACCTGGGACGATCTTGCCGAGCGCCTGCGCCCTCTCTAGGAGATTCGAGATCACACCCGAGGTGAGCGCCTGCCCCTCGATGTCCACGCCGATGAGGTCACCGCGAGCGGCGGCCTGGGTATCCTGGTCAATCAACGCCTCCTGGGAGCGCGCCTTGATCCAGTCAGCGTTGAGCAATTCCAGGATCGGGCGTCCGATCGTCGTCGTGGCGGGGTGGACGAACGTGGGAACGCCACCGTAGCGAAGCGCTGTGTTCACGTTGTTAGCGACGGCGGTCGCGCGCTGCGAATCCGTGAGCCCTGTGACGAGCCCCGGCACGTTGGCCGCCCCTCGGAACCCGAACGATCTGGCATCCGGGTCGAGCGCGAGCCGAGCGGCGGGGTGGATGATCTCGATGCCCGCGGTGAGCGGTGCGTCGTGATAGTAGAGAGTCAGGCCCTCGACCAGCTCAACGCCTGCGAGCGGCCCGCCGCCGAGGGGAACGGACAACAGCTGCGCCTCGGAGGACACCATCGAGGTCTGGCGGCCGTCCGCACGGGCTGCGTTCGCGAGCGCGACGCGAGCCGGGGCGGTGGCGGTGACTGCCCCGCCCACTGCGATCCAGTACACGAGCCCGCCATTGGGCGCGGCTTTCATCGCGTTGTACTCTGAGATCAGGTTCGCACCCGAGGCGTCCGCCGTGACGACGCGCAGGCGCTCGGGAGAGGGGTTCTGAGCGAATGCCCGTGTCAACACGCTCGCAGTGTTCGCGTCGATGAAATTCGACGTAAGCGCCGCTGCCACGCCCTCGGCGCTCACGAAATCGAGGAAAAGCTCATCATCCAGCCAATCGCCGCCGAACCCAACGGGCTCGGGGATGAACCAAGCCACGCCGCCGAACCCGGCCGTGGGCGTGGGGGGCGGTGCCAGGGTGACATTGACCAGGACAGTGGGATTATGCGTAGCAGCCATGTATTAGCCTCACGGTGTGGGGGGTAGCATCGGATCGTTATTGTATAGCACCTGCACGCGCGGCGTGGGCGCGGGCGCCCCGACGATCGAGCGATACTGCGCGGTGAACGTGCGCTGGTACCTCTCCTCGATCTCCGACTCAACCGGGCCTGACACGTCGAGCGTATCCCCGAGCGGAACGAACGAGAACGGCCCGTACGCCGTCGCCTCCTCGTGGCGAGCTGCCAGGATCTCTAACCAGTCGTCTGTGCCGGGACCGTAGCCGATCACGGACAGCTCGGCGGTGCGTGCGGAGTCGAACACGCGCCCAGCGGGCGTCGTGCGCCGATGCACGGTGCCGGTCGACCGGCCGACGACTAGGACGTCCACCACGAGACAGGGAGCGGGGCCGAACACGTCGGGGCGCCCGCGGCCCGCGGGGTAGATCTCGTCGTCCGTGATCCCGAGCGCGTCCCTGGCCCAATCTCGGAACGCCTGGATCATAGTCTCGCGTATAGACATAGTCGCCTCTGTGTCACGGGGTGGGTAGCGTGGGAACCGAGGCTGCGTCTAGGCGTCGCACACGATACGCGAAATGCGGGATCACGCGCCGGTACGTTTGCTTGTCTCGCACCTCGTAGAACACGCCCGCGATCTCTAGGATCGCCCCCCACGTGCGCGTGTCCTCGTCCGGGGAGGCGATGTCGAAATCACACAACACGCGACGTTGATCGCCCGTGCGCTCGCCCTCGGGTAGAGTCGCGAGCACCCGCCCCGGCACGGGGTTAACCACGGCGACGAGCGCCTGCGACGGGAGTCGGATTACGGTCCTGCGACCGTCCGCCCCGCGCGTGGCGCTCGTCTGCGTCGCCCAGACGAGGATTGGTTCCATACCTACAAATAGGGAGCCCATTGCCTGCATAGTGCGACCTCACACAGATAGGTACGGCGCCGTGCGGTGCGTTTTGCGCCCGACCGCTTTGAAACGCGTGCGCGTCGATTTCTTCGAAGACGACTTCTTAGGAGCCATCATCGCATTCGCGTCGTCCTGCGCATAGCGCCCGTTTTTACGAATGAAAGCTTTGAGCCCGGCTGCGTTTCGGGATTTGTTCGCGCGCACCTTCGCCACCGCGCGGCTGCGCCGCTTGCGCGTGCTCCGAGCGGTCGGAGAGCGCACGGCGCCCTCCCCCGCTCTCGACCTACGCGCCGATTTCTGCTTAGCCTCGACGAACAGGCCTCTTCGCATATCTCCGTGCTCAACCAACGGATGATCGAAGCCTTTTAACAGAATGGTGAGTCGGGCGTTTCGCGGCGTGATTATGTTCGCGTCGATCGGGTGCGCGATCTCGTCGTAGAGCACCTGCGCAGCTGCTAGCAGCGCATCCGATACCGAGGGCTCACCTTTGCGCACGCCCCGGTTCAGCTCCCACATAAAAGCGGCCGCCATCGACTCTACGTTCTCATCGAACGCGGGGAGGAGGAACGGCCGCTTTGGCACGCCCCCGACTCCGAACTCGTTCCAAACCGCTTTCTGTGCGTTCGTCGGGCCGCTGCTACCTGCGCCGCGGATGCCTACGACCACGAAATCCTCGCGCATGGCGTTGCGGATCAGCTCCTCGACGTCGTGCCAGCCGTTATCCAGCTCATGTATCTCGCAATCAGCGATCACTCGCACGCGTTTGGTTCTACCCATCACGGACACCCGAAAGAGAAACCGGTGGTCAGGGGCTTTGTACCTACGCGTGTGTTTCTGATTTCGAGATAGCGGCGACCGTATGCGGTGAGCGCGTAATCGTGGTTGCCGGGGAGGAACGCGGGTTGAGCGTAGTTTCTACTCACCTCGCCCGCTCGCTCGCCTGTGACCGGACCAGCTGCGCCGGACGCGCCCATCGTGCTCAGCGTGGCGATGTGCGCAGCTAGGAATGCGAGCGCCTGGGAGTACGCGCACCCGAAAACGCTGGCGGACACAAAGCAGGTCGCGAGCGCGATGAACGCCTCTAGTTGCGTGTCGTCGTACGCGACGGCGAGCGCGGGCGCGATGAGTTTCAGCGTGTCAAGCACGGGCATCTTACACCTCGATTGTTCTGATATGGCGCCCGCCGGTTTGATCCGATGTGCGGCGCGCGCGCAGTCTGTATGCGCGCGCCCACACGCGGGCGCCCTGTGCGGGTCAGACGGGGCGGCTCACAGTGATCTGCGAGCTGGCCAACATCCCGGCGACGGCCGGGTTGCGCTTGAGCACGGCCCACACGGCCTCTCGGACCTCTAGGCGGCCGACCTCGCCCCCGCGCAGCGTGGCGGGGAGGTAGAGATCGCCGCCGACGACGACGCCGGGCGACTGGTACGCCTCCACCTGCTCGGAGATGAGTCGACCGTCCGTGACTCGGCTAGCCACGCGCTCGCGGTCCACCTCAGTCGCGAGACCGAATAGCACGGCCCCCGAGGTGCGATTCTCGATGACGAAGATCGAGCCCAGAGGCTCGCCGTCGTCGGCGGGCTCGTTTTGCATGTTCTGCGTGTTTTGCTTATTAGCCATGATCAGCGCCCCACGAAGTGCAGGCGCGTATCAAGCGCCTCGTAGTTTTTAACCCCACCAAAGAGCAGGTACATCGGGATAGTGATCCCGAAGTTGTGCTCCTGGATTGGGAGCATGGTCAAACCGCGAGGCATGACAATGCGGAACGAGTCGGGGCGGTCGAAGACGATCACATCCGAACCACCCGGACCCGCGCCGTCCAGCTCGGGAGCGTACGCGATTTGAGTGATGAACATGTTGTCTTGAGCGAACGCTTGCAGGATGGTTTGGTCGGACGATGAGCCGACCGCGCGCTTGCGTTGTGAGAGCCGCGTGTAGGGAGTCAGCGCCATGATCATGCGGGTAGGCCCGCCCGCGCCGCCGGTGCGCAGGTGCTGATCGGAGGCCGCGTTTTGGAGGTCTTCGAGGATTGCGTCTGCTGGCGTGGCCGAACCGTAGGCGACTGCACCCGTGCTGCGAGTCGTGAACGGTGAATTCACGACGCCCAGCAGCTGATCCACGTCGGAGCCCGACCAGATGAGCCGGTTCACGAACTCATCCGCGCCGCGCTGTGCCGCGAACTCAAGCTCACTCTTCACACTAAAGGCGGCGAGGTCGAATGACATCTCCTCGAAGAAATTGTACCGAATCCCGCTGACCGCTGGGATGATTCGACCCGTCTCCGTGCTGAGCGAGACGCCCGTAGCGGCGGGGATGTTGTCACCGTTGCCCCGGTAGAAACCCCATTCGGAGTTATGCTCAAGGCGGTTCTGAGTGAATGTTTTGTACCCCGGAGGAATCGAGCTATCCACACGGAACAGCTCTAGACCCGAGAGCATCTGGTAGCGGCGGCGTAGCAGCTCGCTCGACTGGTACTCAAGCTCGCGCGCCTGGAACATCCCGCCGTTCGAGATGAGAGAATCCTGCGCGCTCTTCTTAGCGGCGTCGCGCATGACGCCCTCATACATGCGCTCGATCGCGTCCGCGTTTGCAGTCGCGGCGCCGCCGTCGAGGCCGTGCCGTTTGTAGAACGCGACGTTCTGGTCGCGACGCGCCTTGGCCCATTCACGGGGCTGCGCCTTGTGGTCGCGATACACGCGCAGGAAATTCGCCTTCGTGCGCGAATCGACCATAGTCTCGGCCGAATCTGAGATAAACTGAGCCATGTGCGAACTCCTATTCAGCGGCCGAGGGCCAGCTCAATGATATTGGGGTTGAGCCACTGTGCAAACGGCTTGGGGATAGGGAGGCGCCCCGTACCGGCCGCATTGAACCACTGGCCGATCTCACCGGCTGCGGTGCCGACTAGGACGACTTGCCCGCGCTGGGCGTCCGAGCCGCCTGCGACGTAGACCGCGCCGCTGCGCAGAACCTCGACACGCTCACCGGCGCGTGCCGCCGGGATGGGGCCGGGAACGTAGGGGTAGCTCATCTCTTGGTCGAGGCCGAGCACGGTGCAGCCGACTAGCACGTCCTCGATGTCACCCGCGGGCTTGACCGTGGTGGCGTAGACACCGTCGGCGCTCATGTACGTCGCCACGGCGAGGGGGTAGTCCGCGCCCTCATTGAGATTCGAGACCACCGTGATGACGGAGTTACCCGGCGCGCCCTGGGCGACGACGGACAGTTGCGCTTGAACGGTGGGGCGCAGCGTGATGGTCACGGTGTCCGTCGCCGCGACGGCCGAACCGGCGCCCGCGAGCACGGGCTGCGCGTTGAACGCAGCGGCCGCGTCGCTCGCAGCCTCGGCCACGGTGGCCGTGCCGTCCGAGGTGAACGTGAACGTCTCGTTCAGGTACAACCCATCCGAGAGGCGGTACGTGTACACGGCGTTACTGGCCACGGTCGCGAACTGCAACGTGATCGTGTTGAGCGCGCGCCCGATGTTGTGTGGGAGCGCGACGGTCTGAGTCTCGCCCAGATCTGCGATTTTACCGAGGCGCCCAGCGGGCATCGGCGTAACCGATCGCTGGCTGATCGAGTAAGGGCCAAAATTCGACATGGGTATCTCCTATGAAGGCGGGGTCAGCGGGTGTGGCGGTTGAGCCAAGCGGTTTCGACGCTAATCTGATCCGGGGAGTCGACCACGGAGCTGCGGGCGACGCTACGCAAAGTGTTCGAGGCGCCCTTAGCCGCGTCGATCTTAGAGGCCGACGCGACGGCGCCGCGAAGGAACTCGGCGGTGGGGCGCTTGGGCATTGCATCGCCTAAGAAGTGCTTCGCGACGGCGTAGACCGCCTGACTCGGGCGCACGGTCTTGATCCCGTGCTTAGACGCGATGACAGCGGCGCGCGCGATGGTGTCGACGTCGAGGCGGACGGTGTGGGGGTTAGCATCGGCCGCCGGCTTCTTACCGTCCTCCTCCTCGTCCTCGGCGGGCAGATCCTCGTCCTCGTCCTCGGCGGGGGCCTCCTCCTCGGCGGCGGGCTCGGCGGGCTCCATGAGCGCGGTCAGCATGTCTCGGATCTCCGAGACCATGGCGTGCAGCTCAGCAACCTGCTCGTCGATCGTGGCATCCGCGGCCTCGACCTCTTCGCCCTCCTCCATGTCCGCGGCCTCTTCCTTGCCCTCTTCCATGTCCTTGGCCTTGCCCTTGCCCATGGAACCGTCCGCGACGCGTACTTTGCGCTTGCCTAGCATTTTGCCATCCGTTAGGAGTCGCACCGTCGACCCGCCACGAGCGGCCTCGACGATGGCGAGATGATTGTAGTAGCGTCTCGTCTGTACGAGAGCGGCGCCCTCGTAAAGATCCGACTCTTCGAGTGTGACGAGGTACCCGGGAGACAGCTCCACGGCGTCGCCCGCCTGTATCGTGTCGATAGCAACTTGATTCCAGACGCGCAGATGCACACAAAGCTCGTCGCCTCTCATAGCGGCGGCCACCACGCAGCCGTGAGTCAGCTCCTGTGCGGTGGCCGTTGTGACCATCCCATCGTCCGTCACGGGGTGTCCGACCGTAATCGGACACCCCACGAGGTCCGAGCAGCTATCTGCCAATGTCTCCCGTGGGACATAGGCGATCGCGTCGATGCCCGGCACCCCCGAGTAATCCATGGGCCCGACGATGGCGGCTACCCCCCACACATCGAGGTACCCAAAATCGACGTGTATCCGCTTGCGTTCGAGAACAAACTCACTCATCGGCCACCTCGGGCTCTGTGACCTCGGCCGCGCGGCGTAGGAGCCTAGGCGTCGGCGCGACCGCCGCCTCGGGCTCTGTGACCTCCGGGGGATCGATCACGCCCTCTCGGATGAGGATCGCGCGGAAATCCGCCGCGTCTGCGAGCCCGCCGCCCACATACATCGAGCGCGTGCGGGCCTTCGATTCGGCGACCTTGGACTCTTCGTCGGCGGTTGCCTCGGAGGACGGGGAAAACCGCACCTCGACGGGGCGGCCTCCGTTCAAGCGTGTGTACAACTTGACTAGGTTCGGGTGCAGCTGGTCTTCCTGGTAGGCGGAGACCTCCTTACGCCAATTCGCGCGACCCGATTGGTCGTCCGTGGATAGGCCGCTCGGAGACATCCCAAACAGCTGAGTCATGGGGATGCGGGCCGCTTTGGCCACGGAGTGAGCGAATCGATCCCAGAGCACATCCAAGCCCGTGACCGTCGCGAACTTGCGCTCGTACTTCTCACCGGAGTCGGCGTCGATCAACGCAGCGTTGAGCAAGCTCAACGAACGCTGGAACATCGCCATGCGCTTGTTAATCAGGCATTCGCCGTCCTCGGCCGCGAGCACCCCGGCCAGCCCGGAGATCGAGATGGTCGCCGTTTCAAACCGCTGGATAATGGATGCGATCGACGCCTCGGTTTGGAGGAAGCGCCTCACAGCATCCCACACGGATTGTAGAACGGAATCCTCGAAATCCTCGTTAGCGTTACGCATCTGCTTGGGTAGCGGCTCGCCGTCGAATCGGAGGAGGTGATCGCGGTGGACGGAGGTAAGCGCGCCGGAGCGTTGTCCGGCCCCGTTACGGATCGGAGTGATCCGATAGCGCAGCGCGCGCCCGTAGTGCGGGGAGGCGATGTCGTCCTCGTACTCCGTGACGGACAGCTCAGCGCGGGTGAAAGTCAAGATGTTCTCGACCGGGGCGCCGAGGTCGGGCGGCTCCGCGAGCGTGTCCACGCCGATGTTCGCGTCCGGGATGAGGAGCGCGACCGCTACGCCGTCGAGCCTACCCCAACGCCCAGCCTCTCGGACGATCCTGCGCACGGGCAGGTGCTCGGGATCCAGCACGAGCGCACGCGTCGCGGCGTCGAACACCGTCCAGCCCGACCGGATCGAGTCGTTCACGACTTCGTTCACGATGCGCTTGGCCAGATCCTGATCTGCGTATAGCGCAGCGATCTCGTAGCGTTGTAGGCGGCCATCCATGTCCGGGCGCGCGGTGGTGCCGGGATCGGTACCATAGACGTCGATACCCGAGAGGAAGTTTCCGAGCCCATCCTGCGCGGCTCTCCGCGTGTCGAGCAAGGCTTCCGCGCGCAGTGCTAGGTGGTTTTCGCTTGCGCGCGGGTCGTGTCCCATGCTAGGCTCCTCGTTACTTAGATAGACTTTCAAGTCTATTGTATCACCCTAACCCCTAAAAGCGGAGTTTTGTTATGAAACTAAATCGCGATGCGTTCAAAAAAGCTTGCGTGACGGGCTGGCTGTCTAAGATCCCGTCGGAAACCGATCTCGCAGAATGGGGCGGAACCTTCGACATGTTCGGATATCTGGTCGAGAGGTACCTAGACGAGACTCGCGACGCGTGCGCCGTCGAGGTAGCTGCGGTGGTGAACGCCTCGTTCGAGGAGACGTTTGCGGTCCTAGACCCGTGGCTGCGCCCGCGCCTGCGGAACGCGCAAGCGGCTGCGCTCTCGTACATCCTAGGGGCGCCTGTCAGCGTCCAAACCGGAGGGCAAGCCTTTGACTAGACGTCGGAGAAAACGCAACCGATTCGAAATGGTCCACGGGCTCGTAGAGGCGCGCGCCGTGTTCGTGGACCTCGTCCGCCGAGGTGCGACCTACGAGAGCATCGGTAAGTCGTACGACGTCGACGTTGAGACAGCTGCTCGCTGGGCGAAGCTGTATCAGGTCAACCGATCTAAAATGGGGTCGCTTGCGAAGCCTCCCCGACCCGAGGCTGCGGAGCTGCGCCGCGTCTACCAGGAGCACGGGTCCAGGGTGGCCGCCGCCGTGTTCCGCTGCTCTGAGATGACTATCCTACGCTGGCGTCGAATCTACGGGATAGAGAATGCGCACACGCGCGGGGCTCTGACATTCGCCCAGCATTCGGCGAGGTCTAAGCAGCGGTGGAAGCGCGAGCGCGAGCGAGCCGACGCGGAGGCGTTCGCGGTGGACCCGCTCGGGACCAAGGCGGAGGGAGAGGGAGAGTAGCGCACGCGCACGCGGAGCGCTCTCATATGGCCCGGGCGCAACCAGCTCCCGGGCCTCTCTGCGTGTGTGCCACGCTAGGCCACGCTAGCGGTGTCGCCTATACCAGCGCCTACCCAGGGTGGTCGACGGGGCTCAGCGTTGAGCGTGGGCGCACTGTGTGCGATTCGCACATATTGCGGGGGGTGTGCGATTCGCAC